GGAGAGCAGGCAGCGCACCGTCAATGGCCTCTGCAACCTCTCCCGTAACGATCTGGGAGCGACCCTCTACTTCATTGCCGTAGCCCTCACGGTTGTAGTACTGGAGGGCTTTGCGACGAGCCTCAGTAGTCTCCGTCTCGATATACCCAAGGGCATCATAAATCTCTGAGTCTAGGACTGCCCTGAGCTTCTCTGGTGTCATACGATCCATTGTGTCTTCACCTGTATGGGTTTACCCCAGTTCGTTGTCTGATTCATGCCTACCGCTAGATACCGGAAAGAGTCACTACCGTGTGACGACCAGTCATGTAAAGGTTTGTCGAAGAATACATTACGCTTCTCGTCGTATTCTCGTCGGTAATTTCTCAAGCAGTCTAAGCCCTGCTTCGTAGCCTTGTGGAACCAGCACCTCGGGAGAAGCCTACGCACTGCTGCAATGCCATCGTCTACAGGGAGTCTCGGTACGACTGTACAGTCAAGACCGGCCTCTCGTAGCATCTCCAGCCTAGATCGGCCTGTGCCAAGTTCCCTGACCTCGACATCGTGCGGGAGGAGCATTTCAGCCTTCTCCCAGTTCCTCGCCTTGAGTTCCCGTACATACCAGTCGAGACCCTGCCCGTGGTTTTCGATGTAGTCCATGAGCCTAATTTCCTGCCCCGCCACTTGAGCAATCCAGATTGAGGTCGAGTCCCCAACGCCCAAGTCCCACGCTGCGTAGGTCTTACAAAGGTCGTCTCTGGTGATCTCGCAGAACCGACCCTGCTGCTCAAGAGTGTTGAGTATCTGCCCGTAGTAACTACCTTCAACGGCTGCATTGAAGCTGCACTCAAACTCTTGGTTGTATTTGTCCTCGCCCATCTCCTTCTTAGCAGCCTCAAGTTCTTCAGCAGGGACAATGCCCGTTTGAGACGCTTTGAATTCAAGTAAAGACCAGCCATCTTCCTTCTCTGCCCGATCTCTCAGGTCTTTGAAGTGGTTCGCACCCTTGGGAGTACCAATAAACATCGCCCAACCAAGCCTGTCGGATAGCGCAGGTCGCACTACCTCGTTCCAGATTTTCGGGTTCATATCACCCACTTCGTCCAGAACCACTCCGTCAAGATATATTCCTCGGAGGGAATCTGGGTTGTCCGCACCGTAAAGGCTTATTCGCCTGCCGTAGAAGTCCACCCGTAGCTCTGAGATGTTCGCAGTAGCGTTTAGCGGTTGTGTGTACTTCAGCAGGTAGTCCCAGGCTACTCGCTTGGCTTGTGTATAAGTTGGAGCGATGTAGGCAAAACGAGGAGCTTCTTTGTCACACTGGAGTGACGACTTTATGAGTTGGTTGATTGCCGCAACAGTCTTGCCGAAGCGTCTATGTGCAACGGCTACAGAGAATCGGTAAGCATCAACTGTCGAATGGAGGTGTAGTTGATGTTCACGAGGCTTATAGGGGATGGTGATTAGCTCTGCCATCCGAACTTCATCTCAATCGGGCCTTGATCCTTACCCGTTACTTCTGTTCTAGCAAGTTTAGGGATGTGGTACTCGATTGCTTTCAAGTAAATATCGCAAGCCTTCTCAGGGCTACTAGCAGCCACTTGGGCGAGCCAGAGGTTGAAGTTCTCAGCATTGTCCTCTGCCATCCTCGCAATGGCTTCTCTGACCGCTTGAGTGGACTTATTAGGCGCACCCTTTGGTCTGCCCATACCCGCTGCTGGCGGTAAACCTTTTGCAATATTCTGCTCTATTTTGTTGACTTCTTCCATGTCCGAATCCTTTATGGTTGTTCGGGAAAATGCTAATTATACATATTAATACATGCCTTCGTCTTCCATCATAGAAGCACCTAACAAACCAGCCCCAACAGTCGGGGCCACACCTTTTAGTATATTTGCAGTTTCCTTTGAAAATTTTCCAATGTTTCCTGTGGCAGATTTAACTTGGTTTTCTTCAAATGGAATCCACACTGTATGCGGTGTTCCACCAGATTTTCCACCAACATCTTTGATTCCATCAAACCCTTGTGACCTCAAAGTTTTCGTTACCCAATCAGGAATAGATGTCCATACCATTGAGGACTGTCCGTTAGCATAATCTTCTTTTAATTGTTTGATCCATTCTTTAGGATCACGGTTTCTTTTATCCCAAGGGTCTGCCCCGTACCTTGAAGAAGGAGTTCTTTGTTTTTTCGATGCTTGTTCTAAAGCAGCGATTGTTGATTCATTTATGCTTGATGTATCTAACGGGTTTTTGATGTCCAAATAAACCGGATAAACGGATGGATAACTAGCGGTTGGAAAGTCCTGGTCGAAACCCTTTAACCCAATAGCGTTTAGAACTTTGCTAAATTGTTCTTCTTTTCCGTACAAAGCGCCACTTTCCAGCCATAGTTTGTTGGCTAGTTTTAATGGGTTTCCAGCGCCTTCTCTTGGGTCTTTCAACATAAAATCAAAAGTGCTATCGCTGACAATTCCTTCTCCAACAACAATGTTTCCTTGGTCGTCAAGACCTACACGCCTGAGTTTTTCAATGACTTCTTGTCTTTCTTGTGGAGACATTCTTGCGCCAACTTGTTCCAAGTTCAAAGTTGACCTTCCAACTTTTTTCTTAAACCAATCTGCGTAATTGGTGTCTTCGTAAGCAAGACTTGTATCTTGTTTTCCTTTTGCATAACTACTTGCTATTTCTGGGTTGTCTGTAAAAAAAGACATTGGCCCAGATGTCGCCCTGCTTTTCTTAAACTGAGTACCAACCCTATCTGGTCTCTGAGTCCCATGATAAACAACCAATGGCGCTCCTTGCTCGCTCACAACCTTTGAAGCCAACTCAGGTTGAGACTGCCAATCTCCAAACCAGTTTTTGAAGTTATCAGTCTGAACTGCGCCCATTGCAGCAGAATCTCTTGGCGCTTGCGGAGCTAGCAACCCAGCCTCGGGCAGTTTCACAGACCCCATTGGTGGAGTTGTCTGTATCTCTCTTACGATCTGTCGCATAGCCCGTTGCGATGGTTTTGCTGCTGGCACTCCAAATGGAATCATCCCCGCCACATCTGCAAGGTACTGTTTGTCTGCGGTGATCGGAATGTTAGACATCGGTGTAGTCCGAAACAACGGGTCACCATAACTCAATTTCTCTACTGTCTCAGCCCTCGGAAGAATCAAGTCCAGAACAGTCCCAAGAGCAGTAGGACGCATTTGTGACTGTATCTGCTCCCTTCCTCTGAGGATGTCAGCCAGTACTCCTAAGAGCCTGTTCTGTTCTGGTGTCTTAAGTTCAGCCATTGTCGTCTCGTCTGCATACTTCAACTAGGTCGTAGGTCTTTGCTCTCTCTGCCCAGGCATTAAAGTCTGGTTTGATCTCTCGCAATTCGTGAAACTCTGTAGTGCCGAACTTCTTTAGGTGATGCTCCTCTGGGTACTGCCAGATATACGCACCCTCTAGTGTGTAGTTAAGAAGCCTCTCCACTACAAATGGGGTCATGGGGAAGTTACCTCGTGAATACCCAGCATCCTGATTCAGCCCTGGGTGATCGAGGTGCTTCTCCATAAATTCAAAGTATCTGTCCCACCAGCCCTTCTTTCCTAAGATGTAGGAGCAGAAAGCCATGTCTACTTGGAACTCGTCGGTGTCCACCATATCTTGAGCCACTTTTATGAGCCTCGGATGGGACTGCCAACAGTTGTAGCTCACCGCAGATATAGCGGGGAATGGGTTAATAATCACCGCATCGTAGTGCCTGAGAAGTTCTCTTGCTTGGTCTTCCCATTCGTCCAGTTTGGACTTGCGGTAGAACTTCCAGCTTATAAGACCAAAGTCGCCTTCAGGTCTCAGGTGTTTGAATATGTCGTACTCTAATCTCGGACACTCGATCTTCCTTGTGTCCAGATGTGTTGTGTTCGGCAGCAGGTGTGCCTTTTGGTCGTCTCGGTAGTAGCTTTGAAAGATTTTCAATTTTTTGCAGCTATCGCCTTGCAAACAAAAACAAAGTCTTCAACGCTGAATTGCTGCTTCATCATGTTGACTTTTTTGCTGACTATTTGAATGTTGTCTTTCCTGTACCCAACCTTGCTATCAATCCTATCAATGCTTGCATCTGTGTTTTGAGGATGCCCAACAGACGGAAAGACCAAAGGCCAGCCAGTCATTGCACAACATCTGTCTTGAGCTTCAAAAACATCAGCCACCTCGTCTAGTGACAAATTCCAATCTAAGCCACGAGTTTGAGCGCTAATTTTAAATTTGTTAAACCATGAAATTCTTATGCCTCTATGCCAACCTCGATGACAATTATCGGTTTGTTGGTTTGAGCATTTTTTACACATCTTCTTGAGCCTTAAAGACTCAACTGCATAGTTCTTTCTCAGATAACTCTGCATCTCACCGCAAGATGAGCATGACTTGTAATACCGACCATCAGTGCCTTTAGTGACTTCCATAAGACCTCCTTTATGGCCTTATTGTATCACCACTTTACTTTTCTCACCACTTCGTTCTGTCCGACCACCACGCTGCGCTCATCTTGCCCTTAGCAATGTTCTCGGCATGTCGAGCCTTGAATGACTTCCTACGGGCTTTTGCTGCATCTGACTCACCCTTCTTCATCGGAGAGCCGGAAACGCCTTGTTGACCGAATCGGATGGTCTTGACCTTATCACCCTCTTTAGCCACTACGACATGTGACTTAGTAGGGTGATTAGGAGTTCGTTTAGGCTTGTTGTAGCCCTCTACTCCTATGCGCTCAAGAATCTTAGCGGCCTCTCGGACTTTCATTTCTTTGCCCTGGCTCCAGCCATGTTAGCAATCAGAGAAGGGTACTTAGTGCCAGACTTCTTTGCGAACGCCTTGGCAGCTTTCTTCTGGTTCGGGCTGAGTTCTTTAGGCTCACCCAATGACTTAGGGCGCTTCTTGTCCCAGACCGATTTCACTTCTTGTACTCCGGCTTGCCCTTCATGGACTTCGTTTCCTTGGTGTACTTCTTTGCTACTGACTGGGGAATCCCGAGCATCTTAGCCATCTTGGGGCTATTGGCAGCAGCTTGCATGAAACGGTTCTGGGCTTTACTCACGCTAGGCATTTTTTATACCTCTGAAATATAGGTCGTGGGGTGGATGTGCTTCTGAAAACTCATACTCTGCGAACTCTGTACACAGAGGCTCAAAGTCTTCTCTGGTCAGGTTTCTATAATAATCACCACAGAAAGGTGCGTCATCAGGTGATGTCCTAGTCGTACCGTGTTCTGCTCTGCCCGTAGTCGCACAAGTGAAGAACACTAACCCCCCTGGTCTAGTCATCCTGACCATGTTCAGGAAGGTTTCTTTCCAGTTCGGATTATGCTCAAAACACTCACAACTGGCAGTGGTGTCGAAATGCCCGTCAGGGAAGTCTAGGTCTTCGCCACGAGCTACTAAGTCAACACAACTTCCTGGCCCGATGTCTACACCCAGATAGTCGCAGTCAAAGAAGAACTGCCTTATCGAGCCATTGACATTGAGACTACCAACCTCTAAAACACTCACCCCAACGAACTTGTCAGGGTGTCTTGCCATTACCGATCTTACAAACTCAATCTGACTCGGATGACTCATTAGGTTCCCAAGCGTCACAGACACCAGACTTTTTGCACTTGAAGTCCCACATCACACAGTAGACCTCTTTATCGGTAACGCCGCACTTGTTCATGGGCATGCCGTACTCACAATTGCCGCACTTCTCCTCACCCTCGGCTGGGCCGTAGTTAGCTTTGAGGACTGCGACCTGCTTGTTTCCTCGGTTAACGATCTCGTCTTGAGTCGCCAGAGGACACTCTCCGTCTTCGAGGAGTCCCTCTTTCTCAACCATCTCAGGCTCTGACCCAAGAAGGCCAATCATAATCGTCGGGCCTTTCATATGCGCTCCAAAAAAACGCCCTCACGGAGAGGGCAAAAAGGGAGGAGAAGATGGGCGCAATAGCCCACCCCGAATATAGCATTACTGTTGAACTGGTGCAAGGGTGAACACATAAATCATGCGTGGCCCGAGCTTGTTTGTGCTTTCAACCTTAACCTTCGTGACCTTCCCAGCCTTTACATACCTCGCAAGGCAGGCAGAGATGTAGCTGCGCTTGTAATTCGTGATGGCCTCGATCTCAGCGCTGGTGATGGGTTTGTCGGACAGTACATCCAGAATAGTTTGGCAACTCATTTCAGACTCCAAGTGTGAACCTGTTGGGCGTGTTTCACAATTTCCCGGGTCACAACTTGAATCATAGCCAGTCGGTTCTCGTTTGGCCTGGATGCGTCTGCCGTGTACTCCCTCAGTTCTTTGGCTAGTTGTTGTATTTTTACAACATGCAGTGCTGGATCGTTCATGCGTTCTTTTCCTTTAGTTTGGCTTCAATGGCTTTGGCAAAAGACTTGTATTGTAATGAGTCAAATTGCTTGTATATGTTAAACACCTCGTCATCCGTCAGCCCAACCCATTCTGCCGTTTTGATCGCCAGCGCAAAGCTGACTAACCTATCTGGTTGAAAATTCCAGCGTCCGAAGTCGTCCATCCACCCGTACTGGTCTGCTAGGTCGAAAATATCATCGTCGGTCATAGCCAGACCCCCATTACATTCCGTGAGTATTCCTTGCACAGTCGGACAACATCGGTTGGCTTCTGGGATATATACCACTGCCGCCAATTTCTTGTTCCAACATCGGTTTCTCTGCGGATGATTAGGTTCTCTCTGGTGAGTTTCCTCATTCGAGCCTGCATTGCTCTGTCGGACATCTTAAACCTAGCGCAGAGGTCGCTCATTGTCCGAGGCTTGAAGCAATAGTCAATTATCTCTTGCATTTTTCCCCCACCAAAGTGTTAGACATGCACCTTCGAGGTCTTTGTGTACTCGCTTGGTGTTCAGAGCGTCATTCCATCCCTGTTCGTAAGCTCGTACTAGTTCTTCGTTGGTTGGTTTAGTTGTGTATACGCTCCACATAAGCCAGACGATTCCTATCCCGACTAAAAGAGGTAGGTAGGAATATGGGCGGTCTGAACTCCGTTCACCTCCAAAAATACTACTTGTGGGTTTTCGCATCGATTCTTCTCCAGCATCTCTTGTTTGAACTCAGGTGTGCAGTCAGTACATGGCCCCATCGCTGCAGGCGCTGACTCAGCAGCCTCCTTCCAGTCCTGATACTGCTGGCGTGTAAAACACATGGGGTACTCCCCCTTGAATTTAGGCTTCTGCAAGGTCGCTCTTCCTTTGATCTTTAGCTGCCGTGATCTTTGAGAGCGCCTCTTGATCTCCGTTAAACTGCCTGACAGCAGCTTGGAACACGACTTGTAGTGCAGGGATAGACGGAGCCGCTAGGATCGACTCTATTGCCTTTGCTGGGTCTGCCTTCTTAGGCTTTGATGCAGCGTTACCGTCATCGTCTTCAGGGGCGATTCCGCAGGCCGCCATGAGGGAGTAGCGACGAGCGTATGTCATTGCAGACCCGAACCCCTGGGGATCGTGTTTAGCTGCTGGGACGGACAGGATGCCAGAGCTAATAGACTCGCCCGACTCGTGGATAAATACCGTCTCGATGCTGACCCCAGACTCATTGGGATGCGACTTCTGGATGACTGCGATCCCGTTAGAGTTCAGTGCGTCAATGACCGCTTCCACGACCGCTGAGAGGTCTGCGTAGCGAGACTTGAAGTGTGGGTTAGTCGAGGTCTTCAGGGCTGGGCCGAAGGCTTTCTGTGCTTTAACAAAGGCTGCGTAGATGCTCATATCTTCTCCTAAAGAAACATAAACCAAATAAACGAAACAACCCAGATGGGGAATACGATTGCGAAGGCGATTCGCTCTGCTCGGGTCTCATGCATCCCAGTTCTCCTTAAAAATACGGATGTCAATGTTTAGGTTGTCGATAAACTTCTCAACCATCTTCATCTTGAACTCGCTGATCTTGGCGGGGTTGTTGAGTAGTTCTGTCTTGAACTCGATGAGCTTGGAAATCTGGCGCAGTTCGTACTGAGCCTGTTCGCAACGCTCCTCCCACTCTCGTTGCTCTGCGAGTGATTCTTCAATTGTGTGTGCGTAGTCGCTGATCCACTGGTCTACTCTGTCCATCTTCTTCTCCTGGTTAAGCAGCTTTAGTGCTGCGTTAAGTAGAACTATACAGGCTCCAGAAGAGAAGTAAACAATTATTTTTGTAGGGGATTACACCTGTTGTATATTTGAGACATGAGTCCTACACAACGCAGTCTTGCGTACATAAGAGATCAGGGTATGAAGCCTTGGGTTTGTGAGTACTGGAACCACTTTGCCAGGAAGCGTGTAGACCTATTTGGGTGTATTGACATCCTGGCAATTGGCAACGGAGAGACATGGGCGGTGCAGACTACCTCTACAGGGGTGTCCAGCAGGGTGAAGAAAATTCAGGAGAGCGAATTTTTTCCCGTGATGCTGGAGTCAGGCTGGAGGGTCTTCGTACATGGCTGGGCCAAAAATACTAAGGGCGAGATGAAACATCGAGTCGTGGAGTTGACGAAGCCCGAGGCACAAGAGTAAAGTTGTATTGCGCTGTGGAAAGCGTATAGGTCGGTATCGCACTCAGTCTCCATTGGGGACGGTCTCAGATACCGTTTCTTCACCGTCAGGTGGCCCGACCCGGAATTTCCACTCTGGGGCTGTCCGCCAATGGAGATTGCATGAAATTTTTTTCTTGGAACAAAATTCAAACCGTACCCTGGACAAATTCTGTTTATGACTTTCCAGGTGTATATGCTATCTACGACCAATGTGGAGATCTTGTATACATAGGTTCATCAATGAACCTTCATCGCAGGCTATCAAGGTATGCAGCAAGACATAGCCCAGATTGGTCTTTGAAAGTTCGGTACACAAAGTTTGTAGGTGAGTGGTCATTTAGAGAGATACGCTTGATAAAAAGACTTAAACCTCTCTTGAACACTCAGAACTTTGAAAAGGTACGCATATGAAAGTGGATATCTGGATGCCACTCTATGTGGCAGATTACTTAGGCGACACCAGCAGGCTCACCACAGAGCAACACGGAGCCTACCTCCTCCTCCTCATGGATTACTGGCGAAATGGGCCACCGCCAGACGACGATCTTATATTGGCTCAAATCACCCGCATGACACTCGATGCTTGGAGCAATGCACGAGCATCCATTGAGCATTTCTTTTCCGTTGAAAATGGCAAGTGGACTCAGAAGCGTGTTGAGCAAGAACTTGCACAGGCTAGAGACAAAAAAGAGGTGCAAACGGCTAGGGCAAAGGCTGCGGCAAAGAAACGATGGGACAAAGAGAATGCTTCAAGCAATGCTACAAGCATTCCTCAAGCAGTGCTTATGCAATGCCCATCACCTTCACCTTCACCATCACCTAATAAAACCTTAAAACAAGAGCGCACAAGTGCGCCTGTATGTCCGCAATCTGTTGATGAGCAGGTATGGAAAGACTACCTAGCAGTCAGGAAAGCAAAGCGCACCCCGGTGACCGAGACTGCAATCCAGGCAATAGAGAAGGAAGCAGGCAAAGCAGGTTGGTCTTTAGAGAAGGCATTGCGTGAGTGCGTAGCCCGAGGGTGGGTTGGATTCAAGGCAGAATGGGTAGACAAGCTATCAAACCCAAAACTCTCTTTTGCTGAACGAGACGAGCTTCTCAAGCGTAAGCGCTGGGAGGAGATGACAGGTCGAGAGTTCCCAGAGGAGGCCGAGAGCTTTTGGACTCCTGACGCACATATGGAGTTGCTCAAATGAATCTCATTGACGCATTGTTTAACAAGATGACCGTTGTATACGGGAACGAATGGACGAAGAAGTGGGAGGGCATGCCTTTAGTGGAAACCAAGGGAGCCTGGGCTGCGGAGTTGAGTGGGTTTTCTGTAGACCAGATTAAGCATGCTCTCGACATGTTGCCAGAGCGCCCACCGAATCTGATCCAGTTCAAGAATATGTGCAGGCAATCGCCACCCAAGTACGAATACCAGCAGCTAGGATATAGGCCACATGTGAACGAGGAGAAGCGAGCAAAACTTATGGAGGCGCTAGGTGAAGCACATCCTCACACATGACCGCACGAGGGTTATACAGGCCATCTCAGAGGCTCCTGATGGGCATACAGTAGAGATCAAAGCACCCAGCAGGTCAGACGAGCAGAATCGTCTCTATTGGGCTGA